AGAGAAGTTATGAATGAACGTAGGACCTATCAGTAACACTAATCATTCAGGGGTTGACTCTGTGCCCCATCCGTCCTACCATTACAAAGTAATCAGGAAACGACATGGATCGCAAGTTTCACAACATGAGCATCGAAGATCGTGAGATGTTTGCTTATAACGCAGCATACGAGCGTAAGCAACAACAACTTGCCGCAATCGCACCTGAGTTGCGTATTAAATACTGCTTCGAGTTTCTCACTGGTTATGTTGCTGATGGTGATGATCTGATGGCAGGTCGTTGTTACGATGGCATCGCAAAGTACAGTGACAAACTTGACTGGTCCGAAGCACACTTCTGATTCCATTCTTTACACTCACAAACAAATGTCTAACTACGTTTGCATCACTTTCGGTCCTCGCAATGATGATCCTGCACAATTCTGGAATGAGAGAACTTTCTGGGATCGTCAATCACAAGCAGAAAAGTGGGGTTTGCAATCTCTCTCGATCGCAGGAACTTTCGGTTACGTTGTGATCGAAGATGGAGAGGATTCGTGGAAGATTGTGGATGAACTAGGAGCACCTGCTAATGCTGTAAGTGTGAGTGCTGAGTATAAAGGTGGAGTGACCTATTCTGTTCAACCTGCCCCTGTACTTCTCGGAGTCTGATGAACTACAGAATGAAGATTGTGTTCTCTCCAATTATCTCCTGGCATCGACATATTACAGGATATTGGGAGAAGAAACTACCACATCTTCCTGGAGCAAACTCTAAACAATTCTGGAACATTATCAACGGAAACTGATGAACAAGCAAATGCAAATGATCGAGATTCTGCAAGACGAATGCCGCAAAGATGTGGATCTCCTCGATACTATCATTGAGGAATATGTGTTGGGATTGAATGCTTCTGAGGAGGCAAATCTAGAAGATTTCATTGTCAACAATTTCGGAGATCTGTGATGCCTATTCGTTATTGGATTGCTGGTGCATGTGCGTTCTCCGTTATCATCGGTTGGAACGTATTCTTGATTGCTCGTGATAATCAACTGTTCCGTGCTCAACAACAACGTGCTGCGGAAGTCTGTAAGATGGTTGCAGAGTTTCAGTACGATTGCAAGGGAAAGACTCATTAATTCTGCTTATCAGACCCATAAGCAAAGATGATCACCCAACCCCTTGACCTGACCCCTGATCCGTGCCATACTATGTTCATCGGGGGTTGAGAGAGATCCCCACCACAAACATCCTCAAATGACTGTTACTTTCCAAACCAACATTGCAGACAAAACCTACAACGGTTGGACTAACTACGAAACCTGGAATGTTGCACTGTGGATCGGAAATGATGAAGGTCTGTATGATCTTGCTCGCAACTTCACTGATTACGATGATCTCGTCACCGTGCTTTATGAAGAGTTTGGACAGAAGCAAACTCCTGACGGTGTGAAGTGGAACGATCGTAAGATCAACCGCATCGAACTCAACGAAATGCTCCAAGATCTCTGATTTAACTAACACACAAAACACTCAAATCATGAAACTGTTCATCATCAACAACGTCCTCTCTGATTATACTGACGGCATGGCAGTGATTGCTGCTGAGTCTAAAGAACAGTGCCGTGAGTTGTTTATCAAAGAGTTCAGTGAGTATCATGCTGATGAGTTCGATAAGTATGCAACCTTTACTGTTATCGAATCGGTTGGACTTGACGAGGCAGGTATAGTTCAATATGTGTACGGTGGTGGTTAGTTTTGTCTCGTAAATCCCTCACTTTCAAAGCACCTAATTCCATGAATCTGATCACTGTTCTGATCATCGTCCTCTGTGTAATCTCTCCCCAGATGCGTTATACTGTAGGCAGTGCATTTATCTTCATCGGTAACACTCTCCAAGGTGAAATCAAATGAGTCGGGAACAACGTCAAACGAACGCAATCCGCAATCAAACAATCCAAATCCGACCTGTCCTGTTTAACACGAGTCCGAGCAATATGTTATCAATGCACGAGAATCTAACTTCACCGATGAACAAATCATGACTGATCTTATCATCGAGTTTGATATTCAAGAAGAAGACGCAATCTACTTCCTCGCACAATGACCAACGATCTGTACACTGAAATCCTTAAATCTGAACGCACTCCAATGACACTGACCGAAGCACAATTTGATCAACTGAAAGAGACCTATGCCTACATGATTGTGGACGATATGGATATGAAAACTCTGATCCAACTTGCCACTGACACTATCATCGACAATCTCAAATCGTATGATCAAGATGAACTCAGGGATGAAATCGTAGAACTGTATGATGAAGAAGTCCTAGACAATCTCCTGCAAGAAGTTATCACTGAAGGTTGACAAAATGAAAGACTTCACCTATACTGATCCCTGTACGATTGCTCTACAGTATGAACAACAATACAGGGACACATTAGACTGGGATGATCTTCTCTCCCCTGATGAATACCTAGACCATCTTGATCGCAAACTGTATGAACAATCGAATCGTTACTAACATCAACAACGAACAACTCAGTGAAATCATCATGGAAGAAATTATGCAGTTAGATGATACGGAGATCGAAAAGTATGTAGAGTCGATGATTGCGGAACTTTTCCACAGTTATTGTTAATTTTGTGGAAAAACCTGTGGAAAAAGAAATACCTTAATTAATATAGGGTGAGTGTTTGTTATCTCTTGTAAATGTGCTGAGTTGATGTAAGTTAAGCCGACAATACCACGAAACCCCACAAATGTCAAGATCCCAGACCATCAGAATACCTGATCACCCCCATAAGCAACACTTATCCGAAAACACTTGACTTCCCCTGCCAGATGCCCTATATTGAGTGCATCGGAGGGAAGGGAAACAACCCAACCCCCACAACTCTCAAACCCTCTCAAGTCTCTCCCATGCGTAAGATCGAACGACTGATGAATGCTGCTATCACTGCAGGCAAAGATTGGAAACTCGATAACACTGAGGTCGTTTCATGTTCTCATGTTTCTGATGTCTATCTGCACGGCAATCTGATTGCTCGCATTGGTGAAACTTGGATCGAACTGTTCGATGGTGGTTGGCAGTCTAACACTACCAAATCACGTCTGAATGCTATTCTTCAGGAGCATGGTGTTCCTGGAGAGGGTATCTTCCAGAAGAACTATAAGTGGTTCTTCAAGTCTAACGACTACGGTGTGATTCCCTTCTTCTCAGGTATGCGTATTGCCTGAAACATCCTGTCCTGGTGATGACATTAAAAGCACCAACATGCAACACACTAACTAACAACGAACCGAACACATTATGTCTAAGCAAGTGATGATCTCCATGCTCCGTCAGGGTAACAATGGTGCCGAAATCCTCTCGATTCTCGATACCCTCACCGAAAAAATTCCCCAGTATAAAAATTCCCTCAGAGGGTTTTTGTATAACTATTAATGAATTGGAGTCCCACACCATGAAATTGCGTCAGAAGAAACTTGTGAATGTCACCCTTACTGCTGAGGAAGTGGATATTCTCATCAAGACCCTCCAACCGATTGCAGAGAATAATGGGAAGGTTGACACACTTCTCACTGAGATTAAACTTCAAACAGTTTGGAGGAATGAAAAATACATCGAATGATATATAAATCATAAAAGATGAGTATATCAAAGATGTCAAAGAAATTCATAGTAACACTTGAAGAGGACTCAGACGGCACTCTCCTATGTCCGATACCAGACGAGGTTATCGAACACCTCGGATTAGAGGAGGGTGACGTTTTGGATTATGAAGTAGATGGGGATTGCATCATTCTCACTCCTGTAGTTGAAGAATAAAAAAACTCCTTATGATTGAACAACCATTTGTACAAGATATAGAGAACACTGGAGAGACCTTTATGATGTCACCGAACATGCCTGAGTTTCAGGATAAGTGGGAAGAGAATGATTACTGTCATGGAGTTATTGCAGAGGCACTGAACAACCTTTCAGAACGAATTAGTGCTATTGAGGAGTTTCTAAAAAAATTCCCCGAACCTGGACCTGACATGATTAAGTACAAACCAGAAGGATACGAAGAACATTTAAATATAAAAGAACTGTTCGATGATTTGTATGGTAGGATAAATAAAATCGACGGAAAATAAGAGATTGAAGTGCCGATTTTTATTGAAGAAACAGCTAGAGGATATCCTGACCCAGTAGATTCTGAAACTCAAGATGTAGAGTTCTATGGTAGTGGGAAAGGTTCATATATTGTTGGTAAAGACGAGGTTTTCTACATTGGAGATCCAGAAACCCTCGTCTTAACTAATACTGCACAGAGAAATAAAATTTACCGTATGTATGACGGTGTTGCAAGGGATCACCTTTATACGAATGATGAAGAGGAAAAACCTCGTTCGTATAATCGTGAACCAAGAAACTCATTGGAGTATGTTTTTACTCTAATGAAGAACAACGTGAATGGTTCTATACCCATTTACCGTCTTTATAATAGTACGACAAAAGATACAAGACTATCTACAACGTCTTCAGCAAGTGGATATAGCAATCTGGGAATTATTGGATACGGATTCCCCTCACTTGCTGCGGCAAATAGTTATAGAAATTCTAAAATTGCGGAAAATGCCGTTCCACTGTACAATTATTACAGTGCAGATGCGACAGATTCATTCGTAACATTACATCCTGAGAACGAAGTTAATCTACAAGAGTATAATTCTGGACCATTAGGACCACCATATCCAGGTGATGATCGTCAGAACCCTGATAGAGGAGATCAATACACCTATCAAGGTATACTGTGCTGGGTATTTGAGAGAGTTAGTGGTACAGATTTAAAAAAAGTTATCGAAGTTGGTAAACCTCAATACTCTGGATCCGCATTTTTGTATGGATGGTTGACAGATGTAAATGGTGGAACCGCATTAGGAGAAACTCCAACGAACTGGAAGATGGGTCGTTACTCTCCATTTGCACAACTGTTTAGAATTAACGATAATCGAGCAAACTTTACTTTCTTGTATGGTGAGTTTGGTCCTGTAAAAGCAGCACTGCCAAGGTTCTTAGGGTATAAGTTCCTCTACGATTCTCAATTTTTCTATTATCTGTACAATACTTCAGATCCTTGGAACGGACCCATGTTTGGTGTCCGTTTATTCACTGATAAAAACAGTGAAGGTAACTGTTGTATTACTCCTCCTAGTGGAGGAGGTGGAAGTGGAGGTGGAGGCAGTACATGCCCAACTACAGATCCTTGGATTCGTAGATACTTCTATCAACCTAGACCAAATACATGGAAAACTAAGATTACAAGAATCTACACTGATGTAACAACAGATTCTGGACAGGACCAAAATATTCTCACTGCAGGTACAAACGATAGAATTGTATTCTTTAGATACACTGCAGGATCATTTAATCTTGTTGAAGGTGATACAGTGAACGGTTGGAGGATCACTGAGCACCGATACATGGGTGATGAACTCTCTACAGGGTTTATTCGTATCTCACCAGTAACAGAAGGCACAGACGGTGGAGCATTCAATTATGGAAGTGTGTACTCATCGAGTAACACACAGTTTCCAGCATCCTTTGTAGCACTTGCTGGATGGGGTATTCCTGATCGTGCCGCAATTTTTGGTGTCTATGAGTTCAGAAAAAAGGTTTCTTACTACAAAGTAGAACTTCATCCTGATGCTGCCATCCCAAAAAGGACGATGGATGAAGCAGATATCACCGCAAATATTGACAATAACGGAAAAGTTGCAAGTTTAACGATCCATAATGGTGGATATGGATATAGTTTAAATGCTAGAGTTGAAATTTTACCTCCACCAAACAAAAATACTCAAGCAGAAGTTGAAAAAACTAGAAATTACTACGTTGATAGTGACCTAGCAACCGTTAATATGGATAAATTTAACTACACTAAGATCGGACAGAACGGTGATTATAGCACAATTGGTTCGATTGTGACTAGTCACTTGAAAGAAAGTGTTGTAATTAATGAAACTGCAGTAAAAATTAAACCAGCAAACTGCAGAGTTAAGAGAATATCTGAAGAAGGTGTCATCCAAGAGGTAGAAATCCTTGATGGTGGGTCTGGATATACCTCACAACAACCACCACAGGTGATTGTATATGATCCAAAGGTCATTGAAAAGTCAATAAAACCAGAAGGAAATCGAAAAAGTGCGAATGATAGTCTAATTAACGTGCTGAAGGGTTCTGGTTCTACAAATGAAGTCAATCAATTACTAAGTCAATCCCTACAAAATCCAAAATTAACTAGTTCTATTACAGATGCATTCAATAAATTTGATGGTGGCATTCAAGGAACAGTGTACACTGGGTATATTAAAGGTGTTGGTGACATCGATCCTAACAATACATTTAAATTTTGCTTTGGTGTTCCAGGAAGTTGTGCTCAACCACTATTCCAAACTATAAATCCACTGTCATATTATAACTCAGATCTATTTAAAAACATCATGACCTATGACCAGACTGGTGGTTTTAGGTCTGCATATACATTTTTGAGTACAACAGGTAAGGATGCGTTTAGTAATCTACAGAAAACTGCTGATGATGCTAGTGGATTATATGGTGGCATTAACAAAAATGGAATCAATTCCCCTCAGTGTATCACTATGCAACAACCTACACTGTATAATGTTAATAGATTTTATGATATTCCCTGCCCTTACACAACTGGTGCTGGAGATTCTCTTAGAGTTTTTGGGTGGATGCCATATCAATATGCTGCAAGTAAGAGAGAATCAACCACATTTAATGTATATTTGGAAATAGATGGAGACTTTACTGGACCTGCTTCATCAACAGCACAGAATAATGCGTTGATTGCCAAGTTAAAGAGTCTACAGGCACCTAGAATACTTGCCCCTAGACCAGCAGCTGCAGGTGTTAAGACTTGGCACTGCACCAGGGGAAGTTATGAAGGTAGGTGTTTTAGAGCAGGAGACAATGATATCTCTTTCTATCCTGTAGGTTTGGACGAAAATGTATATGACTATACACATTTAAGTGTATATGACGCATATAATGTTTGGATTGGGCAACCCCCTAGCACACTAACTGGTAGTGCAGGAACAAGAAATGGCATCTATTTTTACTGGTTAGGTTTTGGTTTACTAACTGGAACTAAGTATAGTGGACCTAATCAACCATCTACATCATGGGATTTTTATGTACATAATGCTAGTACAAATCCAAATGGTATATTTTCTAAGTTTACTGGATATGATGCTGATGGAAATGGTGTTGGAAACCTATCCAGATGGGATAATTACATCTACACAATGCCTCCTTGTGAAGGAATTACCGACATAGATAGTATGATTGCTATTGATCCTACACAAATTGCACAAAACAATGACCTTATTCGCATAGGTCCCATCAAAGGAAGAGTTACAGTAAAGAACTTCTCCACAGGAAGTGCAAAAGTTTATGCTGATGCAGTAAACAATCTAGGCAATCCTTACTTCGACATTTGTTTAAACGCAACAAATTAATATGAAAGGTTGGATTTCACCAGTATCATTTCATGCAGGACTGCCTTGTAGTGGTCATGGCATCTGTTTGCCACCTGCAGTTCACTCAACACAAGGGTGTGGATCTCCACCTATACCAAAGAGTATTATCATTAAAAATAAAACATGTTGGTGGCCACCATATCCACTGGTCCCAATCAGTCCAATTACTGTAACAAATGCTTTGGTATTGGTTCATAAAATTCCAATCATGTTAGATTTTGATGCATTTATTCCACATCCATCTACATGTACTAACCTAATTTTATACTTATGTCCTTGTGGACCTAATATTTGTGTTATTCCAACTCCAATTCCATGTAGTATTCTAACTGCAGAAGACATGATGGGTGTTGGACATGTTAGATTTGTATTTGCACAGACATTTACTGTGTTTGCATTAGGTAGAAGGGTTGCTAGAGTCCTAGATCCACTAGGATTTGGTAGACCATTCAAATCATATCCGTGTCGATCGGTAGTTGCATATGGGGCACCACTTGTGCTATCATCATAGAAGTCCACATTCAATGGAGAAATTATATGGCAAAGTCTAAAATCGGTCTTGTTAAGTCGAATTACACCCCTGGTAAGCCCAAAATTACTGCTCAAGGTCGTTCCAAGAATACGAATCTTGCTGCAACCTCACGAAATGGTCGTAAAAAAGCCTATCGTGGTCAAGGAAAATAAGAAAATCTCAAAATAACCTTGCTAAATAGATTTGGGAGATAGAAACCTCCTAAAAAGTTCTGGTTACAGTTCTTTTTATCCCTGTTTTTATGGCACAACACCCAAATCCTGATAGGAATATCAGTTATATGATGCAAGAACATGGTACATCATGCCTAATTACTGACTATGCTAGTGAAAAATATCTGAATAAATCAAAATATCAAGTCCCAAATGACAGATATTCGAGATGGTGTGGTGGAAAGGGGGGGTTTGATGATTTCATAGAGAGATGGCACGAATAAAACATGGCCAGAGTAAGTTCAAGAGCACAGCAATTCACCAGTAGAGGATATAAAGACTTTAACTTAACGTTTAAGTCTAATCCTGTTACTGGTGATTTTTCTTCATTAAAGAATGATGAAGCTATAAAACAAGCAGTTAGAAATATTGTACTAACTGCAAGAGGAGAAAAACTATTTCAACCAACTTTTGGTAGTAATGTTAGAAATCTTCTGTTTGAAAACTTTAATCCATTCACATCGGAAGCACTTGCAGACGAAATTACTTTATGCCTTTTAAATAATGAACCAAGAATAGTAGTAACCAATATAGATATTGAAGATGATAACTATGATTTGAATGCTCTTTCAGTTAGTGTGGAATATCAAATTGTTGGTCAACCAATATTAAAAAACTTTAGTTTCCTTTTAACAAAGGCATAATTCAATGGCAGCAGGAGTACCAAGTAGATTAACATCTTTAGATTTCTTTCAAATAAGAGAATCTATTAAGTCATATTTGAGAACACGAACAGAGTTTACTGATTATGACTTTGAAGGTTCTGCAGCTTCTTATTTGCTAGATACCCTTGCTTACAACACATATTACACTGCCTTTAATGCAAACATGGCAGTCAATGAGCACTTTTTAGAAAGTGCTACTATTAGAGAAAATGTAGTTAAAGTTGCAAAACTACTAAATTATACTCCTGCTTCAGTTAAGGCATCTAAAGCATGTATTAAAATTCAAGTTCAGACATCATTAACTGGTAGTGGTGTATATCCAGAATATGTTGTTCTGAAAGCAGGAGATAATTTTGTAAGTTCTACTGATGAGGATTCGTTTACATTTTGTACTCTAAAAGATCAATATGCGACTGTCGAACCTGTAACTGGTATTGCAACATTCGACAAAATGATTGTTCATCAGGGGAATAGATTAACATACAATTACACTGTAGATAATACAATTAATCAAGAATTCATTATTCCCAACGCAGATGTGGATACATCTCTCTTAGAGGTGTTCCTAAGACCATCGGAGCAGTCAAAAGAAATTGATACTTATACTCCTGTTAAAAACATTACCACATTGGATGGAACATCTAGAGTATATTTTCTTGAAGAAATTGAAGACAGAAAATACAAGATTGTATTTGGTGATGGAGTAATTGGTAGAAAATTGATCGATGGTGAATACATCACGTTATCATATATTAGAACAAAAGGAGCAGCAGGGAATGGTTGTAAACTATTCTATGCGATCGGAGAGTTTAGAGATAGTTTAGATAGACCTCTAGATCCAGCAAGAATTCGTATTAACACTCTAGAAGGGTCTGTAGACGGTGTTGAAGAGGAAAGCATCACAACTATCAAGTATCGTGCTCCAAGACTGTATACAGCACAATACAGAGCAGTTACAGAGCAGGATTATGAGACTATTACTCAGATGGTTTATCCTGCTGCAGTGGCAGTTAAGGCATATGGTGGAGAAACTCTAACTCCACCAATTTACGGAAAAGTTTATATTGCTATCAAAACAAAATCAGGTACTCAACTTAACGAAGCAACTAAAAAGTCAATCGTTAAAAACTTGAAAGAGTATGCCATGGCTGCTATTGAACCAGTCATTGTCTCAGCAGATGAGTTGACAATGAATATTAAGTCATATGTATACTATGATCCAAATCTAACCACAATTAGTAATACAGATCTAATTGGTAAAGTACAGGGGATTATCAAAGAGTATAATGATCAATCTAATCTGAATAAATTTGGAAATAGAATTGATTACTCTAAACTTAATTGCCTTATTGATACTTCAGATCCTTCAGTAAAAGGTAACATTACACAGGTAACATTAACTAAAAAGTATTCACCAGACTTCGGACAAAACAACTCAACTTGTGTTAACTACGGACAAGGTTTAATCAATCCAAATGATTTTGTTGGTAGTGGTAATGGAGATGGTGGAATGTGTAAGGCATTGTTTAACTCTGTAATTACTAATGAATTTTACGTAGATGGTATAACTGAGCAGTTGATCAATCTCAATTTCTCTGATCAACTTGATGCAGGAGTATTTGTAAGCAATAGTGCAACTGCATATGTGCCTGTGAGAATGAGAGATGATGGAAAGGGAACTTTACAATTAATCACGACAATCAACTCAAAAACTATCATCCTACGAGATAGTATCGGAACAGTAGATTACAAAAAAGGAATTATTTGTTTCGGACCTTTGAATATTTTTGGAGTTGCAGGTACTGCTGGTATTGCTTCTCCGACAGGAACTGGTTCAACAGGAACTATAAATATTACAGCACTTCCTGCATCCCCAATTGTTACACCACCACCAGGTACATTGTTAGATATTTCTATCCCAACAATTATCCCACAAGATGTTGCTGTAGCAACTGGTTCTGCTGGAACATTTGATCCATTTACATTAGATCCAAATACCATCGGTACAATTAATGATCTAAATCTAGGGGATATCTTAACTTCATTCCCAGATATTGATGATCCTTCTATTACATCATGTTTCTAATATAAAATCATAATAAGTTTAGGGTAAGACATGAACATTAAGGTATCCGACAGAGTAAAAGAACAGCAACCACTGTTTATTCAGGAAGAAAATGAAATCTTTTACTCTCTTCTCCAAGAATACTACAAATCACAAGAAAAAGTTGGACGTTCATATTCTATTGTTAATGATCTAAATCATTACTTAGATGTAAATACTTACGGTGGATTCTCCTTAGCAGACTCTACAATTTTGTTGAGTGATGTTGGATACCAAGATAAAACTGTGTTTGTGCAGGATGTAACTGGTTTCCAAGAAACTGATGGTTCCTTCATGATTGATAAGGAAGTATTTTATTATGAAACTATCACTAAGTCTCCAAATGTTGTCTTAACTCCAGGAATTAGTTCTCAAGAATTTGATTCTAGATATCAGGTTTTAGAATCTTTATTATCATACTTGGTTCCTACTGGAACCCCACCAGCAATGAGAAATACGTATCCATTACGTGTTGCTGGACAACCAGTAAGTCCGATTGATTCTGAGCACTTAATTGTTTCTCTATATGGTAAAGTATTAAAACCAGGTGTAGATTATAATATTGATGGTACAAATATTGTTTTTACTCAAACTCCAAGACAAAGAACTTCAGTAGATGGTGAAGGTGGTACTTACATCAAGTATCTACTAGGATTTGCTCAGAATGCAGTTGAATCACTCGATGAAATTACTTGTGTTCAAGGTAGAAGAAAATATCCACTAACCTTAAATAGTGCTGTATATATTCCTAGATCTGAAATTCTTTCTGTTGTTACTTTAGATAAAGTACTTCTAAATCCTTATGAGGATTATGTATTTACATCAGATCATCAAATTTTATTGACATTTAATCCTTCACCTTCAGCAAAACTCTTTGTTAGAAATATTGAATATACTGCCAAAGAAGTTGGTTCTGGTGCAAGAGTTATTTCTAAGGTAAATAACGGTCAATTGTCTGACATTATTGTTTTAGATGGTGGTTCTGGTTATTCAATTAATTATATACCAAAAGTTACTGTAGATGCTGTCAATGGAAAAGATGCAACTGCAGTTGCACTAATTGATGGTGTAAAGTCTTTCAATCTTCTTTATGGTGGTACTGGATATACATCACAAAATCCACCATTGGTTACATTTGATGATCCTCCAGAAAACGGTACTAGACCAGAAGCAGAGGTAGTTGTAGATGATGCTACTGGGTCTGTAAGTGAAGTTATTATCAAAAACAGTGGATCTGGTTATGCGACTCCACCAAAAGTCAAGTTTATAAATCCAGGTGGAGCAAAAATTACACCTAAGGCATTAATTGATGAAAATGGTAAAATTATCCCTGGAAGTTTAGAAATTCTTGCTAGTGGCAATGGATATAAAACACCTCCCCTAATTTATATTGATCCCCCAACAGCAGAAGGTAGTAATGCTGCCATTTTAAGAGCAGTTCTAACGGATGGTCAAGTAAGTGGGTTTACTGTATTATCTCTAGGTAATGGATATACATTTGAACCAAGGGTTAGAATTGTAGATCCAGTAGGAGCACAAATTCTAGATGTAACTGTAAATAATGGTAGTGTAATTAATATTGAATTGCTTACTGGTGGTACTGGGTATATTGATCCTCCATCAGTATACATTGTTGATAATAGAAAAGATATCAACGGTGTTCCTTTTGGTGGAAGTGGAGCAAAAGCAACTGCTACAATCTTTAATGGTGCTATTACAGACATCAATATCACATCTTTTGGAACAGGTTATTCTGATTCTGAACCACCAACCGTTTTCATTTCACCCCCACCTGAAGCACGTGCGTCTGTACAAGTAGGTGTTGGAGAAGTCACTGGATTTACTGTAGTTACTCCAGGTCAAGATTACACCCCATCTTCATTTGCAAATGTTAGTAGAGGTGTAAGTAATTTTGTAAACTTTGATGATAATGGTGAACAAATTTTTAGAAATGAATTACAATCTAGACCAAGAAGACATGCATCTGGATCTTTAGTTAAAAATTTAGACTCGTTATTCTTATTGCAAATTTTCAACAGATTTGTAAATCAATATTTACCATCATTTAATATTGATTACACTAAAGTTAATGCTTCACAGATTATTAAATCTATTAAAGATTTTTATCTATCGAAAGGAACAAAGAATGCACTTGAATACTTATTCAAGATCGTATTTGGTGAGAATGTAACTATTTCATATCCAAAAGAGGAAGTCTTTAAACCATCTGCTGCAACATGGGCAGTGGATACAGTATTGAGAGCAAAATTAGTCAGTGGAGATCCAAACAATCTTGTTAATACTCTAATTTATCAGTATGAAGACGATGTTGATATGAACGTTAAGTTCGCATCTGCTTTAGTTGAAAATGTAATTTCAATTTTCATTGGTGAGAATCAAATTTATGAAATTTCAATTTCAGAAGAAACTAAAGTTGGTAACTTTATTATTCCATACAAAACAAGACTAGTTGAAGAACTTGATGTAGATACCAATATCATCACAGTAGACTCAACCTTAGGTTGGCCAGAAAGAAACGGCACCATTATCATTGGTAGTGATGAAGATAATCAAGAGTATATTCAATATAAAGAAAAAACACTAAATCAGTTTTTAGAATGTACACGTTCTAAGAATGGTGTAGTTGAAGATTGGGATGCTGGAACACTAGTTTCTGCTAATATTTTCTTATACGCAAATAAAGGTTCTGAAAATGAAGTAGTTTTACAAGTTGTTGGTATTGCAGAAGCAGCAACAACAAAACTTACTAACACTGGATCATATTACCTACCTGGTGACAAACTATCTGTTGCAAAACTTGGTGCAACAACTGATGATAATAGAGTTACTAACTGGCTATTTAATGTTAAAAAATTAGTAAGTATTGAATCTATTGTTCCAGGTGGTCTCAATAATAAGACTGCAACTGTAACCTGTACTAATCCTCATGGTCTACTTGTAGGTGACCAAGTAACAGTATATGGTGCAAATCCTATTGTATACAATGGTTCGTTCTTAGTTACTTCTCGTGTTAATGATTTCGTATTCTCATACGAGTTGCCACAACCTGCTGAATTATCCCCTCAGGGAAATATTCTTATTTCAGTCGATTTAAACAAGGGTAAGAGTGATGATTTCCAAATCAATAACTTAATTAGCAAATACACCAGCAATATTCAAAATACATTTTTTAATAGAGAGTATGCATATGTTGCTTCCACTGGAATTCCTAACTATAAGATCGGACCTTTCTTAGAATCTGCTTTAATTCCAGGCAACCAAAGAAAATTATATAGATTACCACTAAAACCAAATACAACTTCAGTAAGAAATTCTATTGAACCTGGTCCTATTGGAACATGGATTAATGGTGTAACAGCATGGTCATATAAGTCTAACTTGTCGGTAATTTATGGTGGAATTACTGATATTGATATCATCAGTCCTGGTGAAAATTATGATGCTGCAAACCCTCCAATCTTAACAATTAGAGGTGGTGGTGGATCTGGAGCGGAAGCAGAAGTAACTGTTAATGGTTCTATATTTGCATTTGAAGTTACCAATGGTGGATCTAATTATAAAGAGGAACCATTGGTATCGATTGTCGGTGGTGGTGGATCTGGAGCAACTGCTAGAGCAATTATTACAAATGGTGTAGTTAGTCAGATTTTAGTTGAATCTCCAGGAGAAGGTTATACTTCAGAACCAATAATTAGTATTTCTGGTGGAGAAGGTTTTGGTGCTACAGCAGTTGCACAAGTTAGAGGTCCAATTAAAACTGTTAAAGTTACAAATAGTGGTCAAGATTATACTTCTATTCCAAACGTAGTACTAAGTTCTGGTGAAAATGCTGAGGCACAACCCATTATTATTAATGGAAGACTTGTCTCTATTGCTGTTATTAATTCTGGTACTGGATATACAACTGCACCAAATGTTTATATTAATGGAGATGGATTTGGTGCTAAAGCAAAAGCAATTATTGGAACTATTGGTGAAGATAAAGGAAAGGTAATCGGTATTCAAATTATCAATAGAGGTGTTGGTTATACCCAGGGTAGAACTTCTATTAGACTAGAGGCTATTGGACAGAATGCAGTATTTAGAACAAAAGTATTTGAATGGACATATGATTTAGAAAATCAATTATCTTCAAAATATGATGGGGCACGTGGTTACGTATTTGCTGGATATAACACACAATATGGTGGTGAATATGCTCATGTTTCAAACCCACAAACTCTAAGATATGTTCTTGGAGATAACGTATTTAAAGACGAAGATCAAGTTATTCAAGAAAAAGATGGAACCTTCTTGCACTCACCTATTATTGGATGGGCATTTGATGGTAATCCAATCTACGGTCCATATGGTTATACAGATCCTACAGACTCATCTAAGGGTGTTCGCAGGGTTCTATCTTCATATAGACTAAAACCAAATATTGTTTTTAATGCTCAAACTAATCAAACACCAGTTAGAATTGATGGTCCTCCTTTAGCATTATATCCTGCAGGTTCCTTCATTCAAGACTATGAATATAGATTTGGTTCTGGAGATCTAGACGAGTATAATGGAAGATTCTGTAAGACACCAGAGTATCCAGAAGGAACATATGCATATTTTGTAACTATTGATGCATCTGCAAGTGGTAATCCTGTATTCCCATATATCCTTGGACCATCTTATTATTCTGCAGTAGATAAGTGGAACCTATCTCAGAATGCTGTTCAATTCTTTATTCCTACAGACGTTGTAAGATATAGGGATCCATATGAAGATGTAGACATTGATACTGATAGACAGCCAAACCAAAGAACTGATACTTTAACTACTGAATCTGGAGAAACTATTATTTTTGAAATTCAAGATTCAAATAATGATGGTCTTATTGCGGAAAATGAAGAAGATGAAGTTCTAGAACTAACTGAAGAACAATCCTTGGAAATTTTTGATTATTTCCCAAGAGTAGATATTGAGTCTAAAGTAGATATTGAAGTAGAGACAATTACTAAATTTGAGTCTGCTCAAATCGATGGATTTGTTATTGAAAATCCAGGAATCAACTATAAAGTTAATGATAAAGTAACTTTTGATAATACTGATACTGATGGTTTCGGTGCATCAGCAAAAGTTGAGTCGGTTAAAGGTCCTAAAATCTTAAACTACACAACTTCATTTAATGATATTGATACTATTGCTACAATCACGACTGAACAACCTCATGGTCTTAGTATTGGTGACACCGTTATTATTGATACTGAACCAGCATTAGATACTAACTTTAAATCATTTAAGGTTAATACCGTATCTGGTGTAGAAAATATTGCTGTGATTCAAGGTGGTGTAGGATATAATTTAGATATTCCACCAGAGTATGAACTAATTTCTGAAGTTGGTCAAGATGCTTTATTAAACATTAATGTTGAATCACAAGGTAGCATCAATAGAGTAGATATTGTAAATTCTGGAAATGGTTACGATGTAGATAATCCTCCACAGATTCGTGTTACTCATCCTCAGATCTTTAAAAAAGCAAATTATTTTATCACAGAATTTGACGTTGCAGGTGGCCACGTTGAGTGGTTTGATTCTGTAGTTGCTGAAGATAGAAGTATCTATAGTTGTGGACGATTGGTGAGGGAAAATGGTGATAATATTGCAATTTTAGCTAAATTCAATAATGATGGTAGATTAGTATGGAGAAGAACTCTAACTCCATCATTACCTCTTTCTGGCACAAAAAATGCTGCCTGGAAGAGACTAGTTGTGGTTGATACAAATCCACATACAATTTATGTTGTAGGTGAAACTGTACAAAATACAGTGAATTTAACGTACAACCCTGATATTTTAATTGCAAAATATATTTCAGGATTTAATGCTCAAAATCAACCAGATGGTGTAATTCAATGGCAGAAAGAATTTGCAGGTATTTCGGGAACAACTAGAAGAGACTATGCTACTGCAATTGATTGGTCCGATGAACTTGATGCCCTAATTGTTGGTGGTTATACAGATACAAATAGTGCTTCTGGATTTGATATGTGGTTCGTTCTAATGAATGAGTTTAGTGATGTTGTTGAGAAAAGAAAACTAACCACAGATAATGAAACAGAGATATTAACTGATATTCATGTGCATGGTGAGCATATTTACTGGACAGGTATTACAAATAACGAAGATATTGTATATGGTAGAATGTCATATGACAATATCGATTTGCGTCATGATTGGGGTCAAAGAATTGCTAACCCTACAAATTATAAGTTTACTGATGCTAGATTAAAAATAGATGATTATGAAAGCATTTACTTATATGCTACAGAGTCAAATAATGCAACATCCCAAACTGAAAAAATCACCTTATTTAGAATTGATTTAGATAATTACAATGAAGTTGTTTGGGCAAAGAGACTTTCACCAGCAAGCACTACATTTACAAGTTTGAAAGGAATTGGTCATACAATTGATATCTTCAATAATATCAATATTGGAATTAGTGTTGATACTAATTCAGGATCTTTTGTTGATCTTGTTAAATTTAAGCACGATGGTACTATTCTAAATGACTCTAGAATTAGAGTAAATGGTAAATTTAAGGGATACAGTATTTGTTCCGATAATTCTGCAGATACTACAATTTTTGGTGTAACCACGTCTGATACTGTAACACCAACATATGTTGGAAATGCTGCTATTACAACTGCACAATCACAATTTGGAGGAAGTTGCGTATCTTTTGATGGAAATGGTGATTATGTAACTCTACCATCAAATGCAGATTATGGATTTGGAACTGGAGATTTCACAATTGAGTTCTGGGTTCGTTTAAATAATCTATCCAACTTTAGAGTACTTTGGGACCAAAGAAATGCATCTTCTGATAATGCTGCATATATTGATGTTATGCCATCAGGTGTTGTCAGATATGTAGCAGGTGTTACTGGTTCCATGATTGGAATAAACTCTATCACAACTATCACAGTAAACACCTGGAACCACATTGCGGTATCTAGATTGAATGGAACAACCAGACTATTTGTTAATGGTGTTGTTCAACCAACAACTGTTTCAGATACCATTAACTATGCTGCCCGAGGTATTAAAATTGGTGGAGATTTCCCAGTAAATACTGCGTATGATCTAAATGGATTTATTGATGAAGTTAGAATTTCTAAGGGTCTTGCTAGATATTCTAACTCGTTTACAGTTCCAACCTCATCATTTGATAAAGACTCAAGTACCGTATTACTACTACACTTTAACTCTTCTACCATTTATGATGTATCTGCTCTTGTTAAATTTGATAACAAGCACACAAAACTTGGTTCATATAGTGTTTCTACACTAAACAATATTGATGATGTTGTTATTACTGATGTAACTTATTCAATTGATGAAGATTTTAATCCATCAATTACTACATTCTCACCAGGTTCTGCTGGTTATCAATTATTAGATTTCTCTGATATCATTTCTAACCATCTACCTGGAAATTATACATTTAGTTCAAATACAGAGACATTTAGTTCTAGAACAGCAACAGTTCCAACACCATCAGGAAGAACTCTTATATTGAAAGCAAGTGTAGTAGACAAATACTACATTAAAGATTCATCTGTAACTAAAGCAGATGTAGTTAAGAAAATTACATTCAACCAAGATGCAAGATTTATTGTTGGTGAGCAACTACAGTGGTACACAATTCAAGGATCTGGACAAAATGCTCAAGAGGTTGTCAGTGCATTTGGAAAAATTATAGAAACAGGTGATAATTATGCATTGATTGGAAAAATTTATGGAACATTAAATACAACATCAAGGTTAAAGGATACTCTTTCTACTGCAAATGAAAAGCAGTATACTTTCTTGGAAGTTCCATACTCAACTACAATTGGAACTTTCTCAATTGCACTTTCTTCATACACCACAGATATTCCTGCTGGTACTGCAGAATTTAAACCATTTAGTGCAGATGATTATGTTTTAAAAATTGTAGATGTTATTCAGGGATCTAATTTCTTACCAGGTGATATCGTTCCCATTGGATTTAATGGAGTAAACATTTCTTTTGACTCAACCTATCAAACACTAACTCTAACTGGTTTAACAGCAGTAACAAAAGTATCATTAATTACAAATCTGAGAAAAATTGTTAAGTCAACGTCGAACACAAATACTGATGAATTATACATTGTTGCTTCTAGAGCACATAATTATAATTCAAATGATATTATTTTTGTTGAGGGATTCTTATACAATGTATTTAATGGTAGTTTCTTTGTTAAGAGACTGATTAATACTAGAGAATACACATATACATTAAGAGGAGTTACAGTCTTAGATCCAATAACGAGTACAGCAATATCTGCTGTAAACGTTTATGCTAAGCATCCATCTTTAGTATTTGTAAGAGGACACCAATATATCTTCGATGTTGGAGATCCATCAAATGCTGGATATTATCTGTCATTCTCCAAGGACAATCAATATAAACTTGAATATTCCTTTAATAATGTAACAAGAAGTGGAAATCCAGGTCTTGATCCTCCAGGTGTAATTCCGTTTGTTAGATTCAAAACAATTGGAGATGTAACTAACATTTCCTACTATTTTGACCCAGCAAGAACTGGATCTAATAGTCCTGTTGGTGCAAACTCATTTATTGACGTTGTTGATACTCCATATAAAGGTAGATTCAGAATTACTGCGGTTCCATCTGCAACTCAATTCAGATTCCAATTAGAAAGAGAACCAGAAGGTCCAGTAATTTTAGATTCAACTTCATATTCAACTACTTCTACTAAAGCATCTGGTCCAATTGATAGTATTAAACTTGTTAACAAAGGTGGTTTCTACAGAAAACTACCAATTATTACCAATATTGCTTCTGATAGACAAATTGAAAGAATTAATATTTTAAATGGTGGAACGGAATATGCTGTTGGTGTTTATAAGGATGTTCCAATTTCAGGTGATGGTGAAGGTGGAAAGGTTAACATTACTGTTGAACTTGGGGGTGACCCAGTAACAGGAACTATTACTGATGTAGAACTTATTGATCCAGGAAAGGGTTATACAACAGCATTTATTCAAGTAGATGCTATTCAAGGTATTTTAGGACCAAGTTTGACTGGATCTGGTGCAGATTTGGAAGTTGTTATTCCTCCACAGGGAGAAGGTGCTTCAGTATTCTTACAAGGAACTGAAATTGGTAAAATTAAGAGACTGAAGAATAATAACTTTGGATATGATTATCCACATGATTATACCCTCCAACCAGAAATTACTTTCCCTGTAATTCTTCAACTTTTCAATACATCTGTTCTTACAGAGATTAAAGTTACTGATCCTGGTGCAGGTTATACTTCACCACCAGCAGTTATTATTGAAGGTGGTGGTGGTACAGGTGCTCAGGCAGTTGCTATTGTTAGAAACAACCGTCTACAAGAAATTATTGTTAAAGATCCTGGATCTGGTTATTCATCAGAACCAACTGTAACATTAAAATCTGAATTCGTATATGTTGTTAACGTTGATCTTGGTTATTTCCAGTTTAACTTCCCACACGGAATTATTACTGGTTCTGAAATTACACTAAGAGCTGATGATCTTGGTTCAACTGTTGGACAACTTCCACAACCATCTTCTGCTGGTCTTACTTCATTAGTTCCAGGACAAGTTTATTATGCTATTGCAGGAAATGTTAATGGTCTTGAAGATAATCAATTAAGAATTGCTCTAACTCTTCAAGATGCACAAAATGGACAGTATATTACTTTCTTAAATAGTGGTTCTGGAAAGCAAATTCTTCTAACTGAAGTATTTGGTGGTAAAGCAGAAGCAATTGTCGAAACATCAAGATTCTTGCAAGGTGAAAAAGTATTCCAAGGTAATGATCTCGATGATCCAACTGCTGTAGGATTTGTATCTACAAATACTGGATGGCAAATTGGACCAAGATTGTTAAAGATCGTTGACTATACTGGTGAGTGGAAAGTAGGTGAAAAAGTAACTGGTATTATCTCAAAAGCAAGTGGTACGATTGATAATATCAATAGTGCAACTGGTACTCTTAACATTGGTTCTCTAACGCAAACCACTGGTAAGTTTATTGATAATGTTGGAAAGCCATCAGAGATTATTCAAAAGATCCAAGATTCTTACTTCTATCAAGACTTCTCTTATGTTGTTAATAGCGAAATTCCTATTAATACTTGGAGAGATACTGTAAGAAAGATCAATCACCCTGCTGGTTTTAATATCTTTGGTCAACTAAATCTAACTGGTGGTAAAGATATTTCTGGAAGAAAAGTTTCTACAGACTTTACTAAGAGAGTTGATATTTCAGAATTTACCAATTTTGCAGACATTATTAATTTTGCAGCAGCACAACCAATCTACTCAGAATTCAATAATAGTGATGTTCTCTTTAGAAATAAGAGATTAACGTCATCCGAAGAAATTCTAACCTCAGTTGTTAAGAAGATCGATGATATTTCTCCTCTATTTGATGGAGAAAGAACATCATTCCCACTTCAAATTAATGGAGAGCAAGTAATTGCATCTACTGGTCAGTCAATGATCTTGATCAATGGTGTCATGCAAGCACCAATTAAGTCATATACTATTGCTAATGGTAATATTGAATTTACTGAACCACCAAAACCACCAGCATCGGTTGTTTATAGAGAGATTGAATTTGAAACTGTTCAGGTTAGAAGAATTAATATCTCAAATGTTTCTGGAATTCTACCAGAAATTAATCAGGAAATTAGAGGTATCACTACAAATGCTACTGCAACTGTAGTTGTAAGTACAACTTCATATCTTGATGTTATCAATGTATCTGGATCATTCCAAGTAAATGAAACACTTGTTGCATCTGCCACAGGTTTAAATGCAACTGTGGTTTCTATGGAACCAGTTATTCAAGATACAATTTTCCAATTTGGGGAACAAATTACTAACCTGAACAAGAAAATTGCTATTATTGAAGAGGTGAATCTTGCAACCTTTATTCCAACTTATCCAACCCAAGTTAGTGCTTGGAATAATCTAACGGCACAAACTGGTCAACGTTTCCAGGATGCTGGAGATTTAATCAGTGGAAATAGAACTTATATTATTGAAAATTCATTTAATGATATGGCAGCACAATATCCATCATTTGTTGTTCCTGGAGGTGCTGGTGCAGTTAACAAGTGTAAGAGAGATATTGGTTATATTGTTGATGCTGTAATTGAAGACATCAGATCTGGTGGAAACTCAAATATTGTTGCTGCAACTAAGGCATACTTTAATAATGGTGTTCCACTTGCAAATGGTTTAGCAGGTGAAGAAGAGCAATCTATTTTTGCTTTTAATAGAGCACGTCATTATATGCAGCAGGCAGTTGTAAATCAACTTCCATTTAAAGATGTAGATATTCTACCAGATAAAGTGTCTGCAACAAACGGTGGTGCAAATCCAAATACTAATACCAATTTAAATCCAAACAATTGCTCTGATGTAAAATCTGCCATTTCAACATTAGTTGGAATGCTCACTAATGCACTTCAAAGTGGATCTATTGCATCCTTACCAAATCCAAATCCAGGTGTTTGGAAGATTGGTTCATCAACTAATAGACTTGTAATTAGTAAAACATATGGTACATCTAAGTTTGAAACTGGTTTATTCCAGATCCAATTAAATGATTACTTCATCAGTGCTGAGACTGGAATTGTTGGTAGAGTAACAAGAATTAATCCATATAGAGATCCAAGTACAAATCAGGTTGTTGGTACATTAACTATTAACCCAGGTTCTAGTTTCTTTGGATTAATCTTTGAAAGATTGCCACTACCAACAAATCCAAACACTATTGTAGACGACCTCAGCAAAACTATTATTGGTGCAGCAAAAATTGATAACTATAATCAGTTTGTAAACCAGAATTTCCCACTGTCGGAATTTGCTCAAAATATTAGTTTAGTTTATGATGATGAAACTGGAACTTGGTCTGAAGGAGATTCTATCAGAAATGTACGTATTAAGTACGTTAATGCAAATCCAGCAGATAATCAAAGAGGATATGATTCTAAGAAATTAATCCAATTAAATAAAACTGCGATTATCACTCAAGTAATTCTTGATATTCAAACTCAGTATCCAGACTTTGATTTTCCAAATAATAGTACTTCAAAGTGTGAAAGAGATTTAGGATTTATCATTGATGCGGTATGTAATGATATTGTTTCAAATGGAAATGCAAATATTGTAATTTCAACCAAAAAATATTTTAATGGAAACGCATTACTAAGCAATGGTCTTGCTGGTGAGATTACACAATCAGTATTTGCATTTAATAAAGCACGTGACTATATGAAGCAGGCAGTGACAAACACACTGTCAATTCCTGGAGCACAGCAAGATTTAACCATCATCCCCGATGCAAATCCAACATCAGGGTCACCATCAAACACAAATCCAACATCTTGTGCAAATATTAGAAGTCAGATTGATACTCTGATTGCAATCCTAACTACGGCACTGAATGATGGTGATTTAGATTCACTTAGCAGTATTACTATTACTGATGGTGCATTCACAGTAGGAGAGACAATTAGATCTAGAAAAGTAATTTATAAGAATAAGTCTAAGGGTACTTTCTTCCCAGAATTTAAGTTAACTGGTCTAACGAGTGGAACTCAGGCAGAAATCATTGGTGTTAACTCAGCAAATGCATATCTGTATGTAAAACCACCTACAGGAACATTCACTTCTGGTGAGAGAATTGCTAACTGGAAGATTACTAATGTTGGGTCACCAAAAGTAAGACTTGCTTCTTCACCAAACTTTAGATATCTTGATGCAGCAGATAGAATTGCAGCAAACTCTGATTTAATCAAAGAAGAGGTTATTGGTTATATTGCAAGAAAGTATCCTGATTTCTATTATCCAAAATCCCCATCCACATCATATAGATTTAAAGATGCTGCAAACTTAATTCGTGGAAATATTGATACGATTGTAAATACTGCATTTAATGCAATTGCAACTCAGTATCCAACTTTCACAAATCCAAATCCAACCAAGTGCAGAAGAGATTTACGATATGTCGTTCTTGCCGTTGCTCAAGACTTATACGATGGTGGTAACAAGTGGACTAGAATGGCAACTCTATATTATTTCAATAATGGAGTACCTATCTCAAATGGTCTAGTTGGAGAGGAAGCACAATCTGTCTACGCATTCAACCAAGCACGTGATCTCTGCTATCAAGCAATTACTAATCAATTAGCATACAAGGATCTTACAATTACTGCTGATCCCAATCCATCATCAGGAACAGTATCAAATATAAATCCAAACTCATGTGCTAATGTTAGAAACACCATTACTACATTATTCTCAATTCTTACAACTTCTATTACTAACGGTAATATTAACAATTTACCTGTAGAAAATGCTGGTGACTTCTCACCTGGTGAGTTCACCTGTAAGAGAGATATGCAGTTTATCATTGATGCATTTGTATTTGATCTAAGGTATGGTGGAAATTCATCTGTAGTTAATGCTGGTGACTTCTATGTTGATGGCAATGGAAATATTCAGTTTATTTCTGGTGAAGAAAGTCAAACCAGAGAAGCATTTAAATATGCTCGTGATCTGATGATCTCTGCGATGAGAAACTTCACAGTTACTCTTCCAAATACAGTTAGAGCAGCATCTACAACATTAACCGTATCTTCTACGGTAGGACTAGTTGAGGGAATGGATGTAACTGGTACTGGATTTAGTGCAGGGACGGTTATTGTAGAGGTTTTAAGTTCAACTACAGTTAGATTGAATCAAAATCCACAATTAACTGGAACTGGAAATGCAGTATTTACCTTGAATTTTGCAAAGTATACTATTTTAGCACCAAGTATTGATTCATCTCTAACAGTTGATACATCAAATCCTCAGTGTGCTGACGTTGCTTCTACTATTAATACTTTATGGTCAACTTTAGATGGCATCATTAATACCAAGGTTGTTCCAACACCTACACAACCAACATATAGCAATAAGTTTGGTCTATCTTCTGCTGCATTTGGTGTAAGTAATACAGGAACTAATAATATTAAAATTGAAAATCCAGAAAAACTCGTTTTGGGTACTAATAACTGGACAATTGAAATGTGGGTTTATAAAACAGTGAATTCAACAACACAATATATTTTGGATATGAGAGAATCTGCATTATCTCAAGCAGTTCCAACAATTTACTTTAATACCCTAAATCAACTCGTATATTTTACTAATGGTGCAGCACGTATAACATCAAACAATACTGTTCCAGTAAATACTTGGACACATATTGCTGTGGTTAGAACTGGTTTAACTACAAAGATGTATATTAATGGAGTTGGACAAACTCAAACTTTCTCAGATACTACAAATTACATTGGCCAAACTTTAAGACTTGGATCTACATATCAAGATAATACTGGATTCCGTGGTTTAATTGATGAATTTAGAATGTCCTTAACCAACAGATATACCGCAAACTTTACACCACAAACTGTTGAGCATGAGGGTGATTCTGGTGATATTCTACTCTTCCACTTTGATGGTACAAATGGTACAACTGACATTTATCCAGAAAGTTATGTTGAGGCAACTTATGATTCATTAAGAACTTCTGTTGCTATTGTTGGACAAATTGATCCTTTAGAGAAAGAGTTAATTGTAGAAGTTATTGATTCTTCGAGAGAAGAGTATAGACAAGCAGCTGACTATATTAGAAAGAATAGAGAATTTATTATTGATGAAATGATCGGATATCTTAAGAATAAGTATCCACTATTAGTTATTCCTGGAGATGAAGCTGGTGGTTCTGATGGCACAAATATTTGTGCTAGAGATTCTGCATATATTGTTGATGCTATTATTAATGATCTACTAAATGGTGGAAATTATCAGACTGTATATACTGCTAAGTTTTACTTAGAAGGTTCTGGTGCTCTTAAGTTTATTGGTGGGGAACTATTACAGTCAGTTTATGCATATCAAAAGTTAGGAGAAATCATTAATGATATTTTAAGTGATACAATTACTGCACAATATTCTGATATCATCATTGTTCCTGTAGAATCAGCATTTAGTGTTAATGTAACTAATGAAGTAACATCACTATGTGATACTATTGCAGATATTTTAGCACCAACAGGGCACAGATTTAGAGATGCTGCAAATCTACTTTATTTCAATAGAGATTATATTGCAGAAGAAGTTGTTGATGCAATTGAAGATGTATTTAAGTGGACATCTTCTCAAAATAATGTGACTTATGATTTATTCGTGAATCCAAATAAAGATAAGTGCATTCGTGATCTAAAGCAATATATCATTCCAGCAATGATTACTGACATTCTAACTGGTGGAAATTATGCTACTGTACAAGCATTTGAATTCTATGTAGATACAAATACTAATATTCTATACGTTGAAGATGAACTCCTTGCAATGTATAAGGCACTAGAGTTAGCAAAACCAATTGCACAAAGAGCAGTTAATAATCTTCTTTATGCAAAGAATTCCACTGGAACACCAGCAGGAGCATATATTGCACAGTATACAAACAGACAACCATATAGAGATTTAACTATCTCACCAGATGGTGCAAGTAATCAGAATCCTAACGCATGTGCTAACGTAACTTCTGCAATTTCAACATTATTTGATCTATTATTGAATACTATTTCAGAAGAATCCTCTCAGTATTCTTCTACTAGCAGAAGAAATGCAGCAAAACTAATTCTATTCAATAGAGCATATATTGCAACTGAAGCATTTAATGATACAAAGGCTGCATATCCATTATATCCAGGAAGCATTAATTTTGGATATGATGTATTGAATGATATGATTTATGATATTGTAACTAATGGTAACGCAAAAACATATGCTAGATGTTTAAGTTGGTTAGATGCATTCTTTAACTTTATTGCATTCTCTGGATATAATCCAGTTCACTTAAGATTCCACTTGGATAGAATTAAAGTATGGGCACAGAGAGCAGTATCACAATCACTAAATCTTGTTGGTCCAACATCTAACCAACCAAGATATAGTGAAGTTGGTTTAAATGTTGGAGACGTAACTTCATATGTTTCCACTTTAATTGAAACATATAAAACTGTAATTACTACTCCAACAGATATTGAAAGTATTACTAGAGACCCAGGTGTAGAGATTCCAGCAGAGGTATATCCAACTAGAACAATTCCAGTTCCATACACAATTTCTTTTGAACCATCTGCATTTATATACGGTGAAACTACAACAACATTTGCTGAAGTAGCACAAATTGTTTATAATAAGTACCAAATCAGAAAGAAATTCTCTAAACATACTATTACATTGGCTGGTGTTGGTTCCAATCCTCCTGCATTCATCATTAATGAAACAGTGAGAGATTCTTCGGATAATACTGCTGTTGTTTATCAAACCGATGGCAGAACGTATTTAGATTTAATTTCATTTACTGGTTCATTTATTGTTAGTGATGTACTTACTGGTGATACAAGTGGAGCAACAGGAACTGTAACTGCAATTGATAATAGATTGATGTTGAAGCCAATGATGGGATCCTTTAATGTTGGGGATGTCATTTATTCTGAAGATACTCCAACATCATCAGTTATTACACAATGGTTATATAACTCTGGTTCTATTTTAGAAAATACTAGTGGGGTGTTGACATTAGATACTGAAACATTAGAAGGTGGATTCTCACTAAGTCAATTTGTATACTCATCAGAATCGGAATTCTTACTAACTACATTTGATCCTCAAGGATTTGACAGTCCAAATATTGGTGAATATATTGTAGCATCCTCTGTAACTGAGATTCAATTTGCAACATCTAGTATTACTACCAGTGGAAATCCAACTGATGCATTTTTACAGGGAGATAGACTAGATGTTATTCAAAACAACCTTCCAACAGGTCAATATGCAACTATCATTTCATATGATGAAGAAACTGGTATAATGTTTGTTGGAAATAAAACTGAAAACTTTGATTCATTTGTAATTGCATCTGGTTTTTCGGTTGGTGTATATCAACCAGGAACACTACAACCAAAAATTTCTGGTCAAGTAATAGATGTACAAACAAATAACTCAACTGCATCTGGAAGAATTACAAGAATTGAGCAAAGTGGTTCTACATACAAACTATGGTTAACTGAAGTACAAGGTACATTCCTTTCAAATCATCAAATTGAAGCAAATAATAACTTTAGATTAATTAATCTAATAACATCTGAAGTTGTTGCAAGAGTTAGTAGATATGCAAGAGGATTTGATGGTGAAACTACATCATTTAAATTAACTTATAATAATGGAACTCCATATTTCCCTGACTCTGATGGTCACTTACTAGTCTTTGTAAACGGTATCTTACAACCACCTGGTGCAAATTATGCATATACTGTTTTTGCAGATAATATTCAATTCACTGAAGCACCTGTTGCAGGATCATCATTTAATGCATACTATATTGGAAAACTAAGACTTCTTGATGATATTTCTTTTGACTTTGATTCACTAAGAAGTTCTTTCAACCTTAAATTTAATGGTGTATTCTACTCACTAACAATTACTAATGGTGTTCAGTCTAATATCATTCTTCCTGAGAATAATATTATCGTTGCAATTAACGGTGTTCTACAAGAACCTGGAGTTGCATTTAAACTAATTGGTTCTAGAATCACATTTGCAGAAATCCCCCGTGCTGGATCATCATTCGTTGCATTCTCATATATTGGTTCTGATGCTGACGTTGTTGCAGCAACTGTTGTACCACCAATCGAAATTGGGGATGAAATCTTTATCGATGGTGAAGATTCCAATCGTACTGTTGCGGTTATTGAATCTTCAAACTCACTTGTAACATTTGAATATTCTGGATCTGTTAAAGGTAGGGGTGGTTCAGCAACTGCTGTTATCACACCTGGAAGAATTGATACCGCATTGGTGACATCTCCTGGTTCTGGTTATACATCTAGACCTACTGTTAACATTCTTTCACCAACAGGATTTGATGGGCAGGTATTAGCTAGAGTAGGTGTTTATAGGGTTGAAGTTTCAGATGGTGGTAGTGGATATTCATATCCTGAAGTTGTTGTTGATAACATTATTCCAGATACTCCAACAGGATTTAGTCCAACATTAGACAGCACTGAAGCAACACTTGATAATACTCAACTAAGTTATGACCAAACATAAATACTAAAGGAAAAAGAATAACTATCATGGCAAAGAATTCTTTAAATATTGGTACTACACCAAATGACGGGACTGGTGACAGTTTACGATTTGGTGCTAGTAAAATCAATGCTATGGTTGATGAGATATACCAAGCACTTGGAACTGGGACAAATTTACAGGTTGATATTAATGATGTAACTGCTGGAAAATATTTAAGATCAAATGGAACTAATTTTGTCCCTTCTGTAATTTCATATGCAGATATAACAGGTGTTCCTTCTATTCCTGCTGCTCAAGTTAGTAGTGACTGGAATGCACTTAGTGGTGTTGCACAAATTTTAAATAAACCAAATTTAGCAACAGTTGCTACTAGTGCAAATGCTTCAGATTTAAATTGGGCAGTTTATAATGATATTCCAAATTTACCATCAGCAAGTGCAAAAAATGGCATGATTGCTAAGGTAACTAGTACAGGTCGTTTATATTATTCTCATGATAATTCATGGAAAAGAGTTGCAAATTATGAAGAACTTAGTCAGCAACTTGTAGGTCTTTCTGCTAGAACAACCGTGTCAGGTACTACCGTAGTTTTAGCAAATAATGCTTCTAGTTTTACGGAAGTTACAGGATTTAAATCTTATAGTATTTTAAAGATACAAACAAACATTGCTGCTTGGGTAACATTATACACTGATGCAGATAGTAGGTCTGCTGATTTCAATAGAACAGAAGATCAAGACCCTCTTAACGGTGCTGGAGTAATTGCTGAAATTATTACAACTGGGCCACAAACACAAATTATGACTCCTGCAGTTTTTGGTTGGAATAATGATTCGACACCAGGTTCAAATATCTATATGAAAGTAGTCAATAAATCTGGATCATCTAATACAGTTACAGTATCATTAACTCTTCTCCAACTAGAGGCATGATGAAAGAATACATAGTAACTTTAAATAAATTTGAAGACTTAGATTTATTTTATGAAGATATGGAAACTCCTGGAGGATCGGTTACTATTCCAGGTAGAAAAGTTGATTGTGTATTGAGAAGAGATATTTCTAGAAATACACACTACATGTTAACTGAGGAAGAGGCAGAACTTCTACGTCAGGATGAACGTGTTCTTGCTGTTGAATTACTTCCATCAGAATTAGGTTTAGAAGTAACTCCACATTGGACTCAAAGTGGAGTTTTCCAAAAATTAAACTTCTTTGCAAATACTGAAAAAAATTGGGGATTATTACGTTGTATTTTGGGATCTCAAATTCCAGGATGGGGACTTGATGGATCACCTTCCCAAGGTCAGACTATAAGAACATCATCGTCAGGACAACATGTTGATGTTGTTATTGTTGATGCACATATAAATCCAAATCATCCTGAATTTGCAGTAAATGCAAATGGTACTGGAGGAAGTAGAGTAAACTTAATTGATTGGTTTGAATATGGTCCTTCAATTGGTTATGCATATACATCACCATATGACTATAGTGATATTTCTAGTAATCATGGTACTCATGTTGCAGGGACTGTTGCAGGTAATACTCAAGGGTGGGTAAGAAATTCAATAATTTATAACATGGAGTTTTCATATTCTGGATCTGGGGCACCAGGACCTAATTGGGAACTATATCTCTTTGATTATCTAAGAGCATTTCATAAAAATAAACCAGTAAATGAAGTAACTGGAAGACGAAATCCAACAGTAACTAATCATAGTTGGGGATATGCATACAATGATATTGATTTAGCATTTGTAACATCAGTAACATATAGAGGAGTTACTACAAGTTTAAGTGGTTTAGCAACTTCTATTAAAGCACAAATTTTAGAAAATAATGGAGTACCTGTGCCTGCAGGAACTCTTCTTTATCGCATTCCTGCTAGGTATTCTGCATTAGATGCAGATATTCAAGATGCTATTGCTGATGGTATCATTGTAGTATCTTCTGCTGGCAATTCTTATTGGAATTCAACTATATCTTCTAACATTGATTATAATAATTCTATTGCAACAAATACCGTAGGGACAGTATTTCATTCTAGAGGTTCATCTCCAGGAGCAGCAGATAATGTAATTTGTGTTGGTAGCATTGGAACTTTTTCAGATGAAAGGAAGTCGGCTTTTAGTAATTGGGGACAGAGGATTGATATTTGGGCACCTGGAAGTAATATCATTTCTGCAGTGTATGACGCAACTGCGGCAAATGAATTTTCCATTACATTAGTAAATGATTCTAGGAATGGTTCTTTCAAATTGGGTTCTATATCTGGAACAAGCATGGCTTCCCCCCAAGTTGCTGGAGTGTTAGCATGTTTAATGGAACATAATCCAAGAATGAACCAATTTGAAGCACGAAGCTTCATTACAAAATTATCTAAGAAGAATCAAATTGGTTCTACGGGTTCAAATCCAAATCAATCACCATATACTGCTATAGGTGATTCTAATAATCGATATTTGTTTTATGATCCCATCCGTAAATTTTCTGGTGAAGTATATCCAAGAAAAACCCAAAATAATAGGGGTTCTCAAGGACAGACTTTCCCTAGAATGAGATTGAAGTATACCTAATAAATATCATAATAGAGAGGAAATATTAAATGGCAATTGCACCTGGGTCTGGAGCTAAAATAAGACCACTTTTTAATCAGTATTTTGGTGTAGATAGTGTAGAAATACTGGATGGTGGTTCTGGGTATAGTGCAGATTTACCTCCTTTGTTGAGAATATCTGGTGCTGGAGTTCCTACTGCAGAAGCAAAGTTAAGACCAGTTATAAAAGATGGTCAAATTATAAGAGTTGATGTTATAGATCCTGGTTATGGTTATGATCCGTTGCGTGTAGAAATAAATGGAACAAATCCACCTGGTCTTGGAGAAGGTACTCCTAGTGGTGCTATTGGAAAAGTTTTCTTGAAAAAAGATGCAAATGGAAATGATACTGACGAAGTTGAGTATGTTCAACTAACTTCTCAGGGGGATAGTTATTTTGGATCTACAACTGCAGTAATTAGAGGTGGTGGAGGTAATGGTGCTGAAGCTAAAGCAGTAACTGGTTTTGTAACTGGTTTATCTATCATAAACTCTGGAAGAGAATATTTATCAAATAATACTTCTATTGATATTGCTGGTGGAGGTGGATCTGGAGCACAAGGTGTTTTAAACATAGACGAGACTGGAGTAGTCACAAACATTTATATTGATAATCCTGGTGAATTTTATGAAACAGATCCACTTGTACTGCTTATTGGAGGTGGTGGAGCAGGTGCTAAAGCAATAGCAAAAACAAATCTAGGTCAGTTGAGTGAGATTGAAATCCTTAATGGTGGTAATCGATATACCTCTGCACCTGAAGTTATTTTTGCAAGAAAAACTAAACTTGCTAGAAAAGTTAGAAATCGTCAAAGTTATAATTCAACAGTTAAAAGTATTACTGGTTTAATCAAAGATGTTCAACCATCAGATACTAGTATTTTCTTAGAAAGTACTAGTGCATTTCCTGGATCTGGTTCTGTATTCTTGAACAAGGAGATTATTAATTATACTGGAAAAACTGCTAGATCATTAACTGGTTGTAACCGAGGAGTAAATTTTAGATATGACCAGAAACTTATTCTTGATGATGGTGCAAATGATGAATTTGGAATTTCTCAATATAAATTTCAGGTTACGGATAGAGTAAATAGAACAACACCAAACGCATCAAATAAAATTGCTAAGGTATATGATTGGGTTCCTGAAACTAGATCACTATACATTAAATTTGAAATTGATGAGTTGTCTTTTATTGATGGTGGAAGAGCAAACGAAAAATCAAACGTTATTGCTTTCAGTGGTGGAATTTCTGGATCGGCAACGACACAACCACATAGAATCGCAGAATCTTTTGGTGCATTTATAACACTACTAACACAACCAATTGGATTACTACAAGATTTTGTTTTTGAAGATCGTTATATCGGTGAGGTTACTCAAACATCAACTGAGTTTCCTGGTGGAGATGGTTATGCTGATATTTACAACGAAGAAACTGCATATGAAGGTGAAATATATCTAAATGGTGGTGTTGCTAGTACACTCTATGGTATTGAAGAAAATGTTGGTGGATCAAACACAACTCTCTTTACTCCTGGAGAGGTAATTAGAGACGCAACTCAACCACCACTTGAACCATCTGTTGTTGAAGTAACAGGTTTAACAGATGGTGAAAGACATATTTGTGTCATCAAATTAACTGTTGATCCTAATAATAATACACCATATATTTCTGGTAATACTGCTACTGGACAAACTACAGGAATTCAATCAACTACAGTTTACTATAGAAACTTAGTAAACGGATTGTGGACAACTAGTGGAACTATGGCATCATTAACTCCATTTGTTTCTGTTCCTAATACTATTGATTTGGAAGAGGGTATGTTAGTAGTGGGTGATGTTATTCCGACAGGTACTGTTATTGCTAAGATTATTAATTCTACAACTATCCAATTATCAAATCCTGTTAACCCAATTATAGGTAGCACTACTAGAACTATCACTATAAGAATGGAACTTGAACCAGAAGAATTAGAAGATGATCCATCATATACTGAAACAAAAAATATTTTATATCTAAGATCACCAGTATTTGTGGATACACCAATTGAATATCAAATTGGAGAAATTATTACTGGTGCTGGTGGTGGAAATGCAGATATATTAGATATACAGTATTTCTCACTAGTTCGAGACGAAACACTCGGATAAGATAGTATAAATAACTAAGGAAGATAGAGTATCGAGATGGCATTACTTACTGATCAATTTAGGGTCTTTGCTGCAAAAAGATTTATCAAAACTCTTGAGGGTCCAGATAAAACTGCTTCAGATATTGTTGCTGGAACTAATAGAGATCGTCTTTATGTTTTTATTGGGAGACCTCAAGAATGGGACAATGAAAATGTTCCCCCAGATCCTGTGGATTCTTTCCAACAGTTTAGTGATGTATATGATGATTTGATTTCAATGAAACGTGTTCTTTCAAATGACACAATTCAAGTTATTCGTCGTATTGACTGGACACCACCAGAACAAACCACAGGTGGTTTGGGATACACCTATGACATGTATCGTCACGATTACTCTTCCATTAAAACCGCATCTTCTGGTGCAACCAAGTTATATGATGCAGATTTTTATGTTGTAAATTCTCAGTATCAAGTTTATAAGTGTATTTACAATGGAACTTCTCCTGCAGATCCTAATGGTAAGCCATCAACTGTAGAACCAACTGGAACTTCAACTTCTATTATTACAACTACTGATGGATATCGTTGGAAATATCTATACACTATTCCTGTCGGATCAGTTCTGAAGTTTTTCTCAAATGAGTACATGCCTGTTCTCAATGATGTTGCGGTCCAGGCAGAAGCAGCAGATGGTGAAATTGATACTGTCGTTATTGCATCTTCTGGATCTGGATATAATAATGGTACATATGAAAATGTACCTATTAAAGGTGACGGTGCTGGGGGTAGAGTTTCTGTTGTTGTTGATGGTGGTAAAATCGTATCAGCAACTGTAACTTCTGGTGGTTCTGGATATTCATTTGGACAAATTATTGTTGATGAAATTAACGGTGTTGGTGCTGGCACTGGTACTGGTGGTCTCCTAGAAGTTGTAATTCCACCAAAGGGAGGACATGGTTCAAATCCATCATTTGAACTTGGTGGATATCGTGTAATGATTAACACAAAATTCTCGTATGCTGAGGGTTCTGGTGACTTCCCAACAGATAATGACTATCGCAGAATTGGTCTTATCATCAATCCAAATAAATTTGGAACTACAGAATTAGCATCTGAACTAACATTATCTGGTACTTATGCAGTGATTTTTCCACCTTCCTTTACTGGTTCTTTCCAGACTGATGAAATTATCACGCAAACTAGAACCGTTGGTGGTCAGCAAATTACTGCAAGAGGAAGAGTAATTTCGTGGAATTCTACAACGAAAGTATTAAAATACTATCAAAATAGAGTTGATGGTATTTTCCCAGAAATTACAGGATCGCAATTTGAATTTGAAGGTGGTAATCCTATCATTGGTGCATCTTCAGGTACAACTGCTGAACCAGATGTTAACTTCCCAATTATCCCAAACACAGCAACTAGATCTATCAATAATACAGAATATGATCTAGGTATGAGATTCACAAATGGATATGCAAAACCAGAATTAGAAAAAAACTCTGGAGATGTTATCTATATAGATAATAGAAGGTCAATTTCACGTGCTGGTGACCAGATCGAAGATATTAAAATTGTAATCGAATTCTAAGGTAGTAAGTCCGATGCCCCAGAATACTAATCTAAACATTTCACCATACTATGATGATTTTGATAAGTTTAAAAATTTTTACAAGGTTCTTTTTAGACCTGGTTTTCCAGTACAAGCTAGAGAGTTAACCACATTTCAATCTATCCTACAAAATCAAATTGAATCAGTAGGTACGCACCTTTTTAAAGAAGGTGCTATGGTTATTCCTGGGCAAGTTGGATACGATACTTATGCTCAAGCAGTTATTCTCCAATCAAACTTTTTAGGAACATCAGTTGAAAGTTATAGAGAAAAACTGATTGGATCTATTATTACAGGTCTAACTACTAACGTTAAGGCAAAAGTAATCTACACACTATCTGCAGAAGAATCAGAAAAAGGATATATTACACTATATGTTAAGTATATTGAGTCTGGTGGTGCAAACAATGAGACCAGAACTTTTGTAAATAATGAACAATTAATTTGTGATAAAGAAATTACATTTGGTACTAACTTAATTGAAGTTGGAACTCCTTTTGCACAACTATTGCCAACTGGAGCACTTGCAGTTGGATCCACAGCAACAGTCAGTACAGGGGTATATTTTATTAGGGGATACTTTGTAGATGTACCTGAACAAACTATTATTCTAGATCAGTATTCAAACACTCCATCATATCGTATTGGTCTGGAAGTATCCGAATCCATCATTACTCCTGAAGATGATGAAACACTAAATGATAATGCTACTGGTACATCAAACTATGCTGCACCTGGTGGGCATAGATTTAGAATCAGAGCAACTCTGGCAAAAAAAGTAATCGATGATGATACTGATAAAAACTTTATTGAAATTCTAAGACTCAATAATTCTAAAGTTGAAAAGTTCGTAGAAAGAACCCAGTATTCTGAACTGGAAAAAATGTTTGCTATTAGAACTTTTGATGAGTCTGGAAATTATACAGTAAGAGATTTTGATATTAGAATTCGTGAATCTTTGGATGATGGATTAAACAATGGTGTTTTTGCTCCTGGTTCTAGAACACAACAAGGAAATGTTCCATCAAAGTCCAAATATGCTGTAGAAATTGGTCCTGGTAAGGCATACGTAAAAGGATATGAGATTGAAACACTAGCACCATCTTACATTGATTTAGATAAACCAAGAGATACCAGGGCATTACAAAACAGTATTGTTCCATTTGAAATGGGCAACTACTTATTAGTAAATACTGTTTGGGGATCACCTATCATTAATGGTAATGGAGTTACAACAAACTATCAAAAAATAGAATTAAGAGATCAGAGAGGTTCTAACGGAACTACTGCTGGTAATGTTATTGGTTATGCAAGAACTGCTATTTTTGAATATGATAGTGGTTTAGACGTTACTGCTGCTGCTACCACATATAAAGCATACTTATTTGATATTCAACCACTTACATTATTTAGATTATCCAATAGTGTAACTTTGGTTCAAGGACAAGTAATTAGAGGTAGAACCTCAAAAGCAAAGGCATTTGTTGAAGCTGATCAAACTGGATCACTTATTAAGGTTTACCAAGTTTATGGTAGATTTATTGATGGAGAAGTTTTAGTAAAAGACTCTATTGAACTTGGAACACTTTCATCACAATATTCTTATGATTTTACAGATGTAAAGGCTATTGTAGGTAGAAATTCAGCAGAAACAGTAACATTCCAAGCAACTCCAATTTTAGATGAGAAAAGAGTAATTAGTGGATCTAGTTTTAGTGTAAGTGGAACAACTGTAACTGGAACTCTAAGTAATTTCACTAGAGATTTACGTCCAGGAGATATGTTATATTTCTCTGAGACACAGTTTGCACAGGTACTAAAAATCACCACTGCAGGATCTAATATTAATAATCGTATAACCAGTGCAACAACATTAACCTTGGAGTCTGGTGGTTCTATTCCAAATGGAACTTATTCATCTTTATATAGAAAGAGACCCCAATTAAAAGATAAACATATCGCAGATCTTTTAATTGAGATGCCTAAAAAATCAATTAGGCAAGTTTCTGATGAATCTGTCATTGTTGCTAGAACATTTGATAACATTACTGTTACTGGTTCAAATAATTTTACAATCACTCTCCCTTCGGATGAGCAATTCTTGGCATATGATAAAGATCATTATATGCTAGTTTCTCTTGCACCAACTGCAGGAACTATTATTAATATTTCTGATAAAATTTCATTCAACACTTCTGGTACTCCTAGAACATCTTTAACAGTAAGTAATCTAAGTGGTTTTACATTTGTTAGGTTGATTGCATCTATCTCTAAGAATGAAGTAGAGAAGAGAATCAAAACTGCAAATAAAATGAATATCATGAAAGTTGATAGAACCAGCATTGTTGGTGATGTCACTAAGTTTGGTTTGTCTTATGGTTCAATCTATGGAACTAGAATTCAAGATGAAGAAATTTCATTAGGTTGTTCTGATGTTTACCAACTCCACGCAGTCTATGAATCAAAAGATGATAATTTACCTGTGATTCCTAGAATCACTATGCAGGATGCTGCTTTCTTTAAGAAAGGAACCTTAATTCAAGGTAAAACATCTGGTGCTAAAGGAATGGTTGTTAACTTTTCAGGTGTAACTTTGAATTGTGAATTTGTTTATAAAAATGATAATAGATTTATTCCTGGTGAGGCAGTAGTAGGAACTAATACAAACGATCTTCTTATTGAAGCACTTATTGATGATAATGATGGTTCTGTGGATAATGGAAGTTTGGATATTACTTCAAGTTTCACATTAGACCCAAATCAAAATAGTTATTTTTATGATATTTCTAAACTAGTAAGAAATGCAAATGCTTCGTCACCACTAAGAAAACTTTTAATTATTTTTGATAGGTTCACTCATGAATCATCAGGAGACTATTTTAATGGTTCATCATATGTTGGTATTGATTATGAAGATATTCCTGCTTTAATTGCAGGTAAAGAAAGAAAAGAACTAAGAGATGTTTTAGATTTTAGACCAGCAGTTACTCCAGTTCTTAGTGCATCTGGTACAACTAATGATCCATATTTTGTAAACTGTGCATCATTAGACTGGAAAGATAGAAGCTTTATTTCTGGTGGAGCATCAAATAACGCAACTGTTACTGACGTTCCAAAACCAGAATCCGATTTTAGATGTGACTATGATTATTATCTCCCAAGAATTGATAAAATCTTCCTAACTGATCAAAGAACTTTCCAGATTGAAAAAGGAAAATCTGCAGACGAACCTGTTCCACCAGATGATCTACTAAATGGAATGCTATTGGGAACTATTAGACATGATGCTTATGGATATAATCCCGAGGATGTTTATATCAAACGTGAAAACAATAGACGTTTTACAATGCGAGACATTGGTATTATTGAAAAACGTCTTGATCAAGTAGAATATTACACTTCACTAAACTTACTTGAATTAGAAACAAATACATTCTCCATTAAAGATGCTGATGGTTTTGATAAATTCAAAAATGGTTTCTTAGTAGATGATTTCTCATCACTTAATAATTGTGATCCTAATTATCCTGATTTTGAGTGTTCGATGGAATTTAGTACAGGATTCTTACGTCCTTCACACTATACAACAAATGTACCATTAGAACTTAATACTACACAATCAACTAATATAGTAAAAAGTCCAAATGGTGCTATTATCACTTTACCATATGAAAATGTTAGATTTATTCATCAACCATATGCGTCAAGAGTTGAAAATGTAAACCCATTTAACGTTTTTGCTTTTATTGGTAGGATTGATTTAACACCACATTCTGATGATTGGATTGACACTACACGTGCTCCAGAAAGAGTTGTAAATATTGAAGGTGATTTCACATCAGAATCTAGAAGATTTAATGTTGATCAAAATGGTTTTGCTCCTATTGAATGGGGTGCATGGAGAACTACTTGGAGTGGTGTTACTGCACAAAGATCCTGGGGTATTGGTGGTGGTAACTGGTGGGGTATTGCAACACAATCTACAATTACTACCAACCAAACTAGATCTGGTCTAAGAACACAAGTTGTTCCACGTATTGATCGTCAAAGTTTAGGAACTAGCATTATTGCTAGAACATCTATTCCATGGATTCGTTCTAGAAATATTGAGTTTAAAGTACAAAGAATTAAACCAAAAACAAGGATGTATCCTTTCTTTGATACTGTATCAATTTCTACATATTGTACACCTAAGATTCTTGAGTTGGTCAAAAACTCCACAGAGGATGCTAAAACAAATAATATTCCTTTCCAAGTTGGAGAGACCGTAGTTGGATTACAAAGTGGTGCTAGAATGAGACTAATGGCACCTAATAACGGATTTACTACAAGTCCATATGACAATTCAGCACTTCCTGGTTCTTATGCATCTACAACTAATGTGATTAATATTGATACTGCTGCAATGGCAACACAAGTCAATGGTGCATTCTTTGGGAATCCAGTTCAAGGTGAAGTTCTAGTTGGACAAACTTCTGGAGCACGTGCTGTAGTTAAGGAAAAGAGATTAATTTCAGACCAAAGTGGAAACCTAACTGGTGTGTTCTTTGTTCCAAATCCATCTATTGATGCAAACCCACGTTGGGCTACAGGAAGGAGAGTCTTTAGACTTACTTCAAATTCAAAAGATGAAAGAATACCTGGAGCAATTGATTCTCTCGCAGAAGCAAATTATGAAGCTGCTGGTACTTTAGAGACACAACAAGAAAATATTCTTGCAGTTCGTAATGCGGAAATTGTTAGAGATACTGTTACTCAGGATCAATCAATTCAGAGTACCAGAGTAGAAAATAGAGTATTAGGATGGTGGGACCCTCTTGCTCAAACATTCTTGGTGGAGTCTAAGGGTGGAGCATTTATTACTAAAGTTGATGTTTACTTTAAGTCTAAGGATGAAAAAATTCCCATTAACTGCCAGGTTCGTAGTCTCCAAAATGGAAACCCAACAAACAAAGTGCTTCCATTCTCGGATGTAACTATCCAACCAAAAGATGTTCAACTTTCTGATAATGCTTCTATCCCAACAACTTTTGTATTCCCAGCACCTGTATATCTTCAGGAAAATGAGGAATATGCATTCGTATTATTCTCAGACTCTAATGAATATAGAGTTTGGATTTCTAGAATGGGTGAAAACGACATTTCAAATGATCGAACTATTTCTGCACAACCATATGCAGGTGTTCTATTCAAATCACAAAATGGTTCTAGTTGGACAGCGGATCAATATGAAGACTTAAAATTTAGCATGTATAAAGCTAAATTTGCAACGTCAGCAAGTGGAAGAGCAGTATTTAATAATGCAAGACTTGGTATTGGAAATAACCAAATTCATAATTTACCTCTAAATCCAATTACAACATTAAAACCACAATTAAAATTAACATTAGATGCAACAACAATTTCATATACTGTTGGTGCTGAAATTAGCATGACTGATCAATCTCCTGCACCTTCGGCAATTATTAGACAGGTTGTTCAAGGAACAGGTGGTGCTAATGGTCATATCATCGTTGATGATGTTTCTGGTACATTTAGAACAGGTGTTACTGGTGGAGCACTAGCAGTTTATAGAATTGTTTCAAGTAGAACAATTGGTAATATTACACTAAATGCTGGTGTAACTGGATCATTTACTGTTGGTCAAAAAATTACTACTACTGCTGGTGCATCTGGTATTGTAACTGCTTGGAACTCAGGAACTAGAGTAATAACTATTAAGTCTGCAACTGGAACATTCTCTACTGGAGATACAGTATCAATGACAGTAAGTGGTTCTGTAGTTGGTTCTGGTGTTATTGCAACTGGTGGTGTAAGTATTACAGGTGATGATATTAACCGTTATGTTACAATTGCACCAACATTCTTCAATGATCCAAATAGAATTCTAATCAGACACCAAAATCATGGTATGCACGATCCAGCAAACACTGTGATTATTTCTGGAGTACAATCCGAAGTTTCTTCAACAACTATTGACTCAGCATTCCATACAAATGGAATCACTACTTCAGATGGTGTAGGATCAAACTTTGAATTGCACGTTAATGATGCTTCTGCATTCCATACCGTAATTAATGGTTTGGCATTAGATGTTGCAAATCCAGGTTACATTAAACTGGGTAACGAAATTATCAAATACATTGATATTAGTGATGATGGTAAAATTATCACTGTACCCTCTGGGGGTAGAGCAGCTGCTGGAACAACTATTTCTGCACATGCGGTCGATGAAGCAGTTGAATGTTATAATTTAGATGGTGTACCACTGATTGAAATTAATAAGTCACATGAAGGGTTAGCAAATGTAACATTAGATAGTTACGAAGTTAACACTGATTCTATTGCATCTAATGGTATTGTTTCTGGTGGTGCTGTAGTATATGCAACTCAAAACGTTGCATTTGAAACTCTAACACCACAGATTACACAGATGAAATTACCAGATACTGAGTGTATTCATAGATTTAATTGTGTTTCTGGAACCTCAATTAATGATAATGGTCAAACAATACTAGAAAGTTCATTTATTAATGATGGATCATATGATGATGTTATTCCAAATGAAACTAATACTTTAACTGGTCAAAAAATTATTTGCTCTCAGGTAAATGAAGATACTCATTTAAATGGTGCTAAGTCATTAACATATGAAATTAACATGGCATCTACTAATGAAAATATCTCACCAGTTATTGATTTAGAAAGAACCAGTTTGATTACAACATCAAATAGAGTAAATAATCTAAGTATTACAAACTCGGATTCCAGAGCATCGACTGGAGATAGAAATAATGCAATCTATGTTACTAAATTGGTAGAACTTCTTAATCCAGCAAATAGTTTGAAAGTTCTATTCTCAGCAGATTTACATCCATTTACTGATGTAAAAGTCATGTATAAGATTGTACCAGTAGGTACATCATTGACAGCTGAAGAAATTGGTTTTGAATATTTTAATGGATCTGGTGGTCCAGATAGAGATATCCCCAAAACAGAAAGATTTGAAATGAGAGACTATGAGTTTACTGTTGATTCATTGAGTTTTACTTCATTCCAAATTAAGATTGTGATGAACAGCCAAAATCAAGCATATGTTCCTCTAATTAGAGATTTCCGTGTAATTGCTTTACTTGACCTATGACAAATGAAAGATATATAAGAGTAGAAGGTTCCGACAATTTATATCGGGATATTAAAAGTGGTGCTATTCTAAATCTAGACAATGATGCATATTCTAGTGCGGTCGAGTCTTCAAGAAAGAGAAAGGCACAAAGAGAAACCATTTCTACTTTACAAAAAGACGTATCTGAGTTAAAATCAGATATGTCCACCATTAAAACATTATTATTACAATTAGTAGGAGAAAAAAATGACAGTTGATGCCCCTGAAATTCTTGCACCTGAAGCACTTCTAGAGCAATTTAAAGCAAGATATGATGCTATCGTAAATGAAAATCAACAACTTCTTGCGAAGATCAGAGATAATGAACAAATTGCACTAAAGTTACAAGGTGCTATGGAAACAATTCAATATCTAAATCCTGAGTTGAGCACTCCAGAAGAAAAAACAGAAACTGAAGAAGTTTCAGAATAATACTAAGAGGAGCCTAGTGCTCCTTTTTTTGTACTGATTTACTATAGGTATAAATAAGTTAGGGAAGAATTAGCTTTTACGGGATTTATATCAAATGGCAAATAGAATCCAGTTAAGAAGAGATGGTGCTCAGCAGTGGGCTAACGTTAACCCAACGTTGGCACAAGGTGAATTAGGTATTGAAATTGATACTGGTCGTATTAAAATTGGTGACGGTGTTACCTCTTGGAACCAATTAAAATATGAAAGACCAATTGAAGCAGAAACTAATACTGCAAATACATTAGTTAAAAGGGATGCTGATGGTGGGTTTGCTGCAGGTGCAATTACGGCAACTTTGATTGGTAATGCATCTACTGCAACTAGACTTGCAAACGCACGTCAAATCACTCTTGCTGGTGACTTAGTTGGTGCTGGTACGTTCGATGGATCTGCAAACTTAAACTTAGTTGCACAATTATCTTTTATTCCTGCACTACCACACTATAATCCATTAAATGAAAATGCCACTGGTACATATACTAAAGTAACTGTTGACTCTCAAGGTAGAGTCAGGGGTGCTTCAAACCCAAATAGTCTTGCTGGATATGGAATCACTGATGCACAACCAATAGATGTTGATCTAACTGCTATTTCAAATCTAACTACTGTAGGTATTCTTTCTAGAGCATCAGAAGGTAACGTTGTAACTCGTTCGATTAGTGTTGCAGATACTTCTAGACTTTTGATTAGTAATGGTAATGCAGTTAATGGAAACCCAACACTAGATCTCGCAGAAACTGGAGTTGCTGCCGCAAGTCCAGTATATTTTGGATCTGGTGCCATACAAAAATTATTTAACGTTCCTACGGTTGCAGGAGCAACTCAAACAATTTTCGCATCAAGAATTGGTGTGGATATTTGGGGTAGAATTTATAGTATTAGTGATTTCCCAATCGCAACCGCAGTAGAAGGTACAACTGCATCTGCTTGGGGATCTACAACGGCATATTCTCGTTATGATAAAGTCACTAATGGTGGCAGACTTTATCAAGCACTTAATGCAGGAACTTCTGGTTCTACAGCACCCACACATACCTCTGGAGATGCTTCGGATGGTACTGTATCTTGGAGACATCTTGGAGCAGTAACATCTCGTCAGAAAGGTCTTGCATCATTCGATCAGGAAGACTTTGATGTAGATGTAAATGGTCATGTTCAGATTGCTCTTGCTGGTGTAGATAATACACAACTACAAAATAATCAAATTAGATTTGCTGATGGCAATTCTTTTACCGCATATGAATTAGATAATGAGCATACTGCTTCTACAGGATATCGTGGTATTACTACCATCAATAATTTATCAGTTAATAATACTAGTGGTAGCCCTCTTCTCAAGTGTCTTGCTGCCGACGACAATGTAGATATCAATACTACAACTTCTACAATCTTCTCTGATATTACTCTCGATAAGACTAGCACTGCAATTCAAACTATTAACCGTGCTGGTTCTCTTACTATTCTTATGGATGCAAATACAGCATCCAATAGATTTCTCCGTTTAACTGCAAATAATGCAGGAACTGGTGAAGCAAAAATTGAAGTAACTGCTGACGAACAAATTTCCATTATTTCTACAAATGAAGATGTTCGTGTTGAGGACTTCTATTTCGCAAATAATGTATTAAGTTCAACCAACTCTACTATTATTATTGATCCTGCAGGTATTGGTGATAATACTGGTAATGTTCAAATTAGAGGTAACTTACAAGTTGATGGAACAACCACAACAGTAAATTCAACAACTATTAGTATTGATGATGTCATTCTAACTCTTGGTGGTGATACTGTTCCAACTACAGATGACAATAAGGATCGTGGTGTTGAATTCCGTTATTTTGACACTCAAGCACGTTTAGGTTTCTATGGTTGGGATGATTCATACACAACCTTAGCAGGTACAACTGGTGGTTATCGTTTTCTCCACAATGCAACAAATACTTCTGAAGTCTTTTCTGGTACTGATTCTGGTATTATTGCTGGCAACCTTGCCCTCAGTAGTAACGTTGGATCAACTAGCACTTCAACAGGCACCCTGGTAGTCACAGGAGGCACTGGAATCAGTCAGAACCTTTGGGTGGGTGGAACTGCTAATGTTGCTGGCAACACCACCTTACAGGGCACTCTAGATGTCACCAATCTATCTACTTTTAATAATGGTGTAACGATTGCTGGTAGCACAACTGCAGCAACAGAATTCTTCAGGATCACAAATGGTGCTGGTAGTCCTTTAACTAGATTTCTTGTAGATACTGCATCTGGAAATACTACAATTGAGGGTACTTTAGGTGTTACTGGTGCAACAACACTAACAGGAAATCTCACAACTCAATCAGCATCCGCAGTTAACATTCAGAATACTGCTAATTCTAACGTTACTGCTGCTATTGCTGGTACTGCATATGCATCTCTTGGAACTTATGGTGCTCTGAAAGTTGATGGTGGAGTTTCAATTGCTAATGGACTTGTTGTTGGTGGTTCATTTAAAGTATATGGTCAGTTTGACGTAGACGGTGCTGTAAGCTACAGTGGTAATACCATTTTTAAAGGAAATATTTCAGTTGACAACGATGGTGTTTCACCATTTAAGTTTAACGTTACATCAAACACAGGAAGAGTTGATACTATTGGTCAGATTGTTACTACAAATACAACTGATGCAACTTCAACATCTACTGGTTCTATTATTACATCTGGTGGACTTGGAGTTGCATTACAACTCAGAGTTGGAGGTGCTGCAACAGTTACTGGTGCAACAACACTCAGCAGCACTTTAGGTGTTACTGGAGCAACAACACTACACTCAGCAGCACTTTAGGTGTTACTGGAGCAACAACACTTTCATCAACACTAGGTGTTACTGGAGTAACTACCATCTCAAACACCACCGATTCATCTGCTACCAACAATGGTGCTTTAGTTGTTTCTGGTGGTGCTGGCATTGCATCACAACTCAGAGTTGGTGGAGCAACGACTCTTGGATCAACTCTTGCTGTTACGGGAGTAACAACACTTTCAAATAATTTGGTTGCTAATGCAAATACAACATTAGGTGATACATCTACTGATACCTTAACTGTTAATGCAACATCAACATTTAATGCTCCAGTTACTATTTCTGGTTCTAATAACCTGTCTGTTGGTGGAAACATCACAGTAACTGGAGATTTGACTGTAAATGGTACTACAACTACAGTCAATTCTGTCACGATGACAATTGATGATAAAAATATTGAACTTGGTTCTGTTGCATCTCCAACTAATATCACAGCTGATGGGGGTGGTTTAACACTTAAAGGTACTACAGATAAGACATTTAACTGGATTAATACTACAACAGCATGGACATCATCAGAGCATTTAGACCTAGCATCTGGTAAAGAGTATAGAATCAATAACACGGCAGTCATTGACTCTACTAGAAATCTAGTTAACATTGTTAATATTACCCAAACTGGTAATTTAACCATCAACACAAATAGATTTACTGTTGCTGGAGCAACTGGCAATACGTCAGTTGGTGGTACACTAGGTGTTACTGGAGCAACTACTCTCTCATCAACACTAGGTGTTACTGGTGCAGCAACACTATCATCAACACTTGCAGTTACCAGTGATTTTTCAATTAATACTAATAGATTTAATGTTGTTGCTTCCTCAGGTAATACATCTATTGCAGGTACACTAGGTGTTACTGGAGCAACTTCATTAAACTCCACTTTAGGTGTCACTGGAATTACATCAATTACTAATACAACAGCAGCAACCACCACTGGAAACTTTGGTCTAAGTGGTGCATTTAGAGTTACAGGTGGTGCTTCTGTTCAGGGAAGTTTTGTAGTTGGTGGAGACTTAAAAGTATATGGAGATCAGATCGTCGATGGTGGTGTTAACTACACTGGTGTTCAGACATATTCTGGTGTAATTCGTCAGAGTAATACTTCTGATGCATCTACCGCAACTGACACTAATGCATCAATTTCTACTGCTGGTGGTGTTGCAATTGCTAAGCAGTTGAGAGTTGGTACAAACGCAACAATTACTGGAACACTAGGTGTAACTGGTGCTGCAACCCTATCATCAACATTGGGTGTAACTGGTCAAACAACTCTAACTGGAGCACTAGTTGCAAATAGTAATGTAACTCTTGGAGATACATCAGCAGATACTCTAACTGTAAATGCAACCAGTACTTTTGCTTCTCCAGCAACATTTAATAATAGTCTAACATCATCGTCAAATGTTACGATGAATGGTGGTATTTTAAGTGTAAGAACAAGTGGTGGTTTAGACAGATTTGTATTTAACCCTGCAACATCGGCAGCAACATTTACTGGTTCATTGAGTGTTTCTGCTTCAACTACACTATCATCCACTTTAGGTGTTACTGGAGCAACTACACTTTCATCAACCTTAGCAGTTACT